TCAGTTGGCTGGCGCGGTCGCTGCTCGGCTCGGTGTCGAGCTGGTCGGCGTCTTCGCTGGTCGCTTTTGCTCCGGGTCATCGCACCCGAAGGAGAACACGAAGCTACCGCCGCTCGAAATCAGGCGCCTGCCGGACGGGCCGGCGCTTGTGGTCGACGACATCGCGACGTCCGGCTGGCACATGCACGAGGCATTGACGGCGCTGCGGGCTCGCGGCGTGCCGGCACTCGGCATCGCCTGGGTCGGCGGCATCAAAGCAGGGTGACCGGCAGCCCCTTGGCTTCGGCGCGGCGGATGGTGTCCTCGGTGCCGCCCTTGCGGTCTTCGGCGACGAAGGCGGCGAGCTCGGTGGCGGCATCAACGATCTGCTGGTTGCGGGCGTAGTAGCGCCTGGTCGCCTCGCCGCGGCCACGGACGCCGTCGAGATCGGGAAGGAAGACCTGGACGCCTAGGCCCCGTGCGCGGGCAGCGGCTTCGGCCCAGCTGTCCGGGCCCTTGGCTCCGCCGGAGATTACCACGGCATCGGCCGGCAGGGCGCGAACGAACGCCTCGACCGACTGTCGATCGGTTCGCCGCCGAGATCCGACGATGCCCACGCGCCTCATGACGTGAACCCTACCACCGCCGCTCGCGCCGGCCAATTCACGGCGCAGCGCGCTACGGAAGAAACCGCATGGCGTCGAAGAAGGACGAGGAAAAGCTCACGCCGAAGGAAGCGGCCTTTGCCGCTGAATTCATCATCGACCTGAACGTCACCCAATCTGCGATCCGCGCCGGCTACAGCAAGAAGACCGCGCGCGTGATCGGCCAGAACCTGATGCGCAAGCCGAGGGTCCAAAAGGCGATAGAAGCGGCCCAGGCCGCGCGCGCCAAGCGGACGGAGATCACCCAGGACCGCGTGCTCCGGGAGTATGGCCGGCTCGGCTTCTCCGACATGCGCCATCTGATGAGCTGGGACGAAGAGGGCGTGAAGCTCAAGGACTCGGGGGAGCTGTCCGACGACGTCGCGCCGAGCGTCGCCGAGGTCGTCCAGACGATCACGAAGGAAGGCGGCTCGCTCAGGATCAAGCTGCACGACAAAAAGGGCGCGCTCGACAGCATCTGTCGCCTGCAGGGCTGGAACAAAGACAAGCTCGAGCACAGCGGACCCGACGGCGGGCCGATTCCGCTGACGCTTATCGAGCTGCGGGCGGTCGAGCCGAAGAAGTGACCCCCTGCATAGACCTGCCGGCCAAGCTGGTTCCGGTCTTCACCGGCCCGGCGATGTACCGCGGCGCCTATGGCGGTCGCGGCTCGGCCAAGACCAGGTCATTCGCGAAGATGGCAGCGGTCCAGGGCGTGCGCTTCGCCCAGGCCAACATGCCAGGGGTGATCGTCTGCGGGCGAGAGTTCATGAACTCGCTGGACGAAAGCTCTCTCGCCGAGGTGAAGGCGGCAATCGCTTCCGAGCCTTGGCTGGCCGAACGCTACGACGTCGGCGAAAAATACGTGCGGACCTGGGACCGGCGCATTGAATTTGCCTTCGTCGGGCTCCGGCGCAATCTCGACAGTATCAAATCGAAGTCGCGGATCCGGTTGCTGTGGGTAGACGAAGCGGACCCGGTCAGCGACATGGCCTGGAACAAGGCCGACAATACCGTTCGCGAAGAAGGCTCCGAGGTCTGGGTAACCTGGAACCCGGAGCGCAAAAACAGCGCGACGCACAAGCGCTTTCGGGTAGACCCGCCGGCGGAATCGAGGATCGTCGAGCTCAACTGGCGCGACAATCCCTGGTTCCCGGAAATCCTCAACAAGAAGCGCCTGGCGGACAAGGAAAAGCGGCCCGACCAGTACGAGCATATCTGGGAAGGCGACTTCGTCACCGTGGTCGAGGGCGCCTACTACGCCAAGTGCCTGACCGAGGCGAAGGCACAAGGTCGGATTGGCCGGGTGGCGTTCGATCCGCTCATGCGCGTGAAGGTCTATTGCGATCTGGGCGGCACCGGCGCCAAGGCCGACGCCTTCGCGATGTGGCCGGCGCAGTTCATCGGCAAGGAAATCCGGACCCGCGACTACTACGAGGCTCAGGGTCAAGCCTTGGGCGCCCATCTCGAATGGCTGAACTCGAAGGGCTACACGCCGAAACGAGCCGACATCGTTCTCCCGCACGACGGCGAGACCAACGACCGCGTGGTGGATGTGTCTTTCGAGAGCGCGTTCAAGGCCGCCGGCTACGACGTGACCGTAATCCCGAACCAGGGCAAGGGCGCGGCGCGGATGCGGATTGAAGCCGGCCGGCGCCGGTTTCCGAGCATCTGGTTTGACGAAGAGACCACCGAAGCCGGGCGCGACGCTCTCGGCTGGTATCACGAGAAGCGGTCGGACGATGACCGCAACGTCGGCCTCGGGCCGAACCACGACTGGTCGAGCCACGGCGCCGACGCTTTCGGGCTCATGTGCGTGGCCTACGAAGAACCGAAGGCCAAGAGCAAGCCCGCACCGCAAAACGATCTGAGGTACATCCGATGAGCATGAGCTTGGCCGAGGCAGCGCGCCTCAAGGCCCTGGAAGAGCGCGCCGCGACCGCAGAGACCCGCCTGACCGCGCTGGAGCGGCGCTTGGCGGATCTTGAGGCGGCGAAGCCCGAGAAGCCGAAGAAGTAACCCGGCCCATGGCGCGGCAGACCGGCAAGCTGTCGGACGACGACTTCAGGGCGGCGGTCCAAGCTGAGATCGCAGCCGCGAGGCCGAGCGGCGACCTGAGCGAAGCCCGCGAAAAGGCGCTCGACTACTACCACGGCCGCATGGAGCGCTATTTCCCGACGCGAGACGGTTTCTCGAAGGCGACCAGCTCGGACGTCCAGGACACGGTCGAGAGCCTGATGCCCTCGCTCATGGAGATTTTCACCGGCGGCGATGAGATCGCCCGTTTCGAGCCCTACGGCGCCGAAGACGAGAAGGCGGCCCAGCAGGAGACCGACGCCGTCAACTACGTGATCAACGTCGAGAACGACGGCTTCACTCTCGTTTACGACGCCTGCAAGGACGCGCTGCTGCTCAAGACCGGCGTCATCAAACACTGGTGGGAAAAGAAGACCGAAAAGACCCGCGAGGAGTACGAGGGCATCACCCCGGAGGGCGAGGCCTTGCTGCTCGCCGACAAGGCCATGGAGCCGATCGAGCGCACCGCGCGCGAAGACGGGCTTATCGATCTGGTGGTGATCCGCAAGACGGAAGGCGGCCGGGTCCGCGTCGAGGCCGTACCCAACGAGGAATTTCGGATCGTCGGCAACACCCGCTCGATGGCGACGGCGCGCGCGGCCTGGCACAAGCGACGCCTGCCGGCCTCCGACCTGGTCGCCATGGGCTATCCGCGGGACAAGGTCGACGAGCTGCCGCCCTACACCGCGACGGACACCCAGGAGTCGAGCAAGCGCGATCGAGACGAGGACGCCGAAGACCCGGGCAAGGATGCCGACGCCAATTGGGCGATGCGCGAGGTCGAGGTCTATGAGGGCTTCATCCGCGCCGATCGCGACGGCGACGGCATCGCCGAGCAGATCAAGGTCACCTGCGACGAAACCGCCTCGGTCATCCTTGAGGAGGAGCCGTTCGTCGGCCGCCTTTTCTCGGTTGGGACGCCGATCCGCCAGCCTCACCGGGTCATCGGCGTATCGCTCGCCGACCTGGTCATGGAGCTGCAGGACATCAACACGGCGCTCACGCAGGGCGTGCTCAACAACATCTACCGGGTGAACGCGCCACGGACGGAGGTTTCGGAGGCTGCCCTGACCGAGGACACGCTGACCGATCTGCTGCGGCAGGACCCTGGCGGCTACGTCCGCACGAAGAAATTCGGCGAGATCCGCGAGATCGTCACCCAGCCCATGGCGCAGTACGCCTTGCCGATTCTGGAGATGATGCACGGCAAGCGAGAGGAACGGACCGGCGTCACCCGCTACAACCAAGGCGTCAACGCCAACTCGCTGAACAAGACGGCCTCCGGCATTACCCAGATCATGTCGGCGAGCCAGATGCGCATCCGCCTGATCGCGCGCATCCTCGCCGAGACGCTGTTCAAGGATGTCATGCTCGCCGTCCATGGGCTGATCCAGCGCCACGACCGGGTCAAGCGCACGCTGAAGCTCCGCAACGAGTGGGTAGAGGTGAACCCGGCCGAGTGGCGCGAGCGCAGCAACATGACGGTCACCGTCGGCCTCGGTACCGGCTCCCGCGAGGCGACGATCGCCAGCTTGCGCGAGATCCTGGGCATGCAGCTCAAGGCCATCGAGATGCAGAAGGGCGTGCAAGGCCCGCTGATCACGCTCGCGAACGTCCATCACACCTTCAAAAAGCTGGTAGAGGCCTCCGGCTATCGCGGCGCCGACGCTTTTGTGACCGAACCGCCGCCGAATTGGCAGCCGCCGGCCCAGCCGAACCCGGAGATGGAGAAGGCGCAGGCCGACGCCGCGCTCGAGAAGTACAAGGCCGACAAAGAGGCGGAGGTCGAGGTCTACAAGGCCCAGCTCAATGCCTGGGTTTCGCAGTACGACGCATGGATGCGGGCGCGCATGGGCGCCTATGCCATGCCGGTCGAGGCCCCGGCCCCGCCGCCGCCTCCGATGCTCGCCGCTCCGCCCATGGGGCAGCCGCCAATCCCGCCTGAAGGCGCTCCGGCCGCTCTCCCGCCGGGGGCGCCGGCATGAAGTGGGTCAAGGTCATGGTGACGAAGGCGTTCGCCGACCAGGTGCGCGCCGAGTTCCTGGCGCGCCACCCCGGCCAAGGTCATGACGTGCCGTTTCAGGTCATCAAGGCCGCACGGCGAGAAGCGGCGGTGGCGATCATGCGCCGCGATCGTCGCGCACCGCGAGCCAACCCGCGACTTCGCCGGCTTCGGCAGCTTCCTGATGGCGTTGCGACCTATTGGGCTGCCGCATGACACAACCGAAGCTTTCACCGGCCGAGATCATCCGCCGCGGCGAGGAAGCCGAGCGGCTGCTGGCCAACGAGACCTTCGCGGCCGCCTTCGGCGAGACCGTGCAGGACGCGCGCGCGAAGTTCTTTCAGCAGGATTACGACGACGACCGCGCCAAGGTGGCGTGGGCCGTCAGCGCGGCGCTCGACGAGTTCCGCGACCGGCTGCGCCGCTATGTCGGCGAGATGCGCGCCGAGGTCGAGAAAGCCAAGCGCGCGGCCGACGCGGAAGACAAGTAACCCAAGCGAGGATTTATGGCTGAAGCTGATGCTGCTGCTGGTGCGCCAGCCGCCGAGGGCGGCCTGTCGATCGAAAGCGCCGCGACCAAGCTGAACGGGCTGCTGGGCGGCCCGCCGAAGAAGACGAATTCCCGCGCTCCCGCTCCTGCGGCGGATGCCGGCGCCGAAGAGGGCGCCCCCGCTGACGAAGCGGAGCGCGACGACGATTCCCCGACCGGGGATGCCGCACCCGAGGGCGACGAGCCCCGGCCCAGCGGTGATGAGGAGGACCAGGGCGAACCGGCTGAGGCCTCGGAAGAGGACCAGCCGCCCATCGAACCCCCTGCCTCATGGGATGCTGCCGGCAAGGAGGCGTTCCGAAAGCTCGACCGTGCGACCCAGGAGATAATCCACTCGCGCGAAACGGCTCGGGACAAGGAAGTCCGGCGCTTGCAGAGCGAGGCGGCCGAGCTGCGCAAGGGCGGTGAAGTCCAGGCGCAACAGGTCACCCAGCAACTACAGCAGCACTTTCAGCACCTCGGCCAGCTGGCCGAAGCGCTGCAGGCTCAGGTTGCCACCGAATTCGCTGACATCAAGACGCCCCAGGATCTTCAGCGGCTCTCCGCCGAAGATCCCGCCCGCTATGTCCGCTGGCAGGCCCAACAGCAGCTGCTCGAAGCGACCGCGCAGCACCAGAGGGCTTTCCGGGCGGCCGAAGCGCAGAAGGCCGAAGAGGCCCGTGGGCGTCGCCTCGTGGAAGAGCATCGAAAGCTTGCCGAGCTCGACGACGTCGAAACCGCCGGGGCCAAGATCCTGGCGGCGGAAGGCGCCGAGGGCGACGCGGCCCGTGCAGAGCTTCGCAATTTCCTCCTCGGCTTCGGTTTCGGGGCTCAGGACGTCGCGGGGCTCGACGACCACAAGGCCACAGCCATCGCTTGGATGGCGATGCAGCTGATCAAGGCGAAGAAATCGGTTGCGACGTCCCGACGGACGCCGCTGCCGAAGGCAACCCTCAAGCCGGGCGGCGCTTCCGATCGGCCGGACTCGGGTGCTGGCGCGACTGCTGCCCTGGTCCAACGCGCGCGAAAGACTGGCGACGTCAAGGACGCCGGCAAAGCGCTTTCGCGCCTCATCAACTGAGGTAAATCACATGGCACAGCCGACCAACACCTTCGACACCTACGATGCCAAGGGCAATCGCGAGGATCTCGAGGACATCATCTACGACATCTCGCCGACCGAAACGCCCGTGGTCTCGGCGATCGACCGCGGCAAGGCCGATGCCTCTTTCCATGAGTGGCAGACGGACGAGCTGGCGGCCGCGAGCAAGGACAACGCGGTCGTGGAAGCGGATGACGTCGAGGGCGACGCGGCGACGGCGACCGTCCGCATCGGCAACTATACCCAGCTGATGGACAAGGTCGTCGTGGTCTCGTCCACCCAGCGGGCGACCAAGACCGCGGGCCGCAAGGACGAGTTGGGCTACCAGCTCGCCAAGCGCGGCAAGGAGCTCAAGCGCGACATCGAGGCCGCGATCACTCAGAACAACCACGCCGTCGCGGGCGATTCCTCGACCGCGCGCAAGCTCGGCGGCATGGAAGTCTGGATCGCGACCGCCGATCGTCACGGCGCCGGCGGCTCGACCACGGCGACCACCTCTGGCGCGCCGACCGCCACCAAGCTCACCGACGGAACGCAGCGCGCGTTCACCGAGGATGAGTTCCTGGCGGGCTGGCAGACGGCTTGGGAGAACGGCGGCGACCCGAGCCTTGTGGTCGCCGGCGCCTTCAACAAGCGGCGTTTCTCGACCTTCACCGGCAACACGTCCAAGCATATGGACATGACCAAGAAGAAGCTGGTGTCCTCGGTCGACGTCTATGTTGGCGACTTCGGCACCACCAAGATCGTCGCCAGCCGCTTCAACCGCACGCGCACGGTGCTCGGCATCGACCCGGAATACTGGTCGATCGCCACGCTGCAGGGCATGAAGACCGAGCCGCTGGCGAAGACCGGCCATGCCGAGAAGCGCCTGCTCTCGACTGAGCTGACGCTGGTCTGCAAGAACGAGAAGGCGAGCTTCAAGGTCGCCGACCTCACCACCGCTTAACCGGCCGACGTCTCTCCGGCCTGACAGGGGCCGCTCCTCACGGGGCGGCCCTTTCTCTTTCCAGGAGTATCGCGATGTATTCCATCAAGCAGACGCCGGAGGGCTGGGCCGTTCACCACGAGCGGTTCAAGCGCGACGTCGTCCTCTTCGACGCGAACGGCAACCACCGCTTTCTTGGCGTCCCGCCCCCGCGCATCTTCGATGACTTCCTCGGCGACGTGCTCGCTGACCAGTGGGGCAGCGCCGTAGGTTCCGATGGCCAGGTTGTGGCGCCGGCCGTGGCCGCCGACGTCAATGGCCGCTTCCGAATGACCACGGGCGACGACGCCGCCGCCGATATGGCGACGAACGGCGTGCAGCTCCATTCCTTCCTCAGCTGGAAGGCAAACCAGGGCAATCTCGTCTTCGAGACCCGGGTCAAGCTCTCGGCCATTACCGGCGTGGCCCTGTTCGTCGGCCTGACGGACCAGATCGCGTCGCTGGAAATGCCCATCGAGTCCGCCGGCTCGGCCGATACCATCACCACCACGGCGACGGACGCGGTCGGCTTCTTCTTCGACACGCGCATGACCACCGACAACTGGTGGCTCGCCGGCGTCAAGAACAACGCCGACGCAACGCACCAGAATTCCGGCATCGCTCCGGTCGCCGATACCTACAATACGCTGCGCATCGAGCTGGACGCCTCGGGCAACGCGATCTTCTACATGGACGGCGTGAAGATCGGGACGCAGATGGCGAATGCCGTCACCGCGACCGTGGCGTTGACGCCGGTCATCGCCGCGTTCACGCCGGCGGCGGCGTCGCGGTCGATCGATGGCGACTACATCCTGGTCCAGGCGGACCGGGCGTAAGCCGTGAAAGAGCTTCTGGCCGTCGATCTCCCGGTTCTGGCGAAAACCGAAATCGAGGAGATCGACGGCAAGCTGGTCATCCGCAACGCCCAGGATGCCGAGCCGATCATCGAAGCCAACAAGGCCGAGATGAACGACGGCACAGACGGCTATTCGAAGTCGCGGAACCTGCGGCGCGTCGCGTCCATCCCTCTCGTCACCTGGCTCGACCTGGAGAAGAAGGGGATTACGCGCGACGAGAAGAAGTTTGCGGCCTGGCTCAACGATCCTGACAACCGCTTCTTCCGCACCGCGCCGGGGCGCGTCTAGGCCATGGCGATCACGACCAACGCCGAGCTCAAAACAGCGGTCGCCAACTTCCTCTCTCGTGCGGACCTGACTTCGCGCATCCCAGAGTTCGTCGCCATGTGCGAGGGCTGGATCGCGCACGGCCTCGAGGTGGGGCCCATCATCATCGAGCCCTTGCGCGTGCGGGCGATGGAGGCGAGCGAAGACCTGACCATCAACGCGCAGTCGGTCGCGTTGCCCGCCCGCTTCGTCGCGAAACGCCGGCTCTACATCAACACGTCTCCGCTGCGCACGCTCGACTACTACCCTCCCGAGCTGTTCTGGGAGACCTACGCCGCCAGCCGCACCGGGCCCCCGAGGGGCTACACCATCGAGGGCGACAATATCGTCTTCGGGCCTGCGCCGGACGGCACCTACACCGGAAAGCTGCTGTTCTACCGGCAATTTGCCGCCTTCTCCGGCGACAACGATACCAACACGCTGCTCACGACCTCGCCGCAAATCTACCTCTCCGGCTCGCTCTATGCCGCGACCAGCCTGATACAGCGCCATCCGATGGAGGCGCGCTGGCTTGGCGACTTCGCCGGCTCGGTGAATTCCCGCAACAAGTCCGACCGCAAGGACCGCTTCGGCGGCGCCGCGCTGGTCAGTCGCGTCGCGCACGCGCCTTAAGGAGCCCCGCCATGCGTTATGACCATCAGCCGCTGTTTCGGGTCACCGCGACCGGGACCACCGTCACCACATCGGCCACGAGCGCGCGGACGGCCATCCCCACGAATGGCGGCGGCGGCACGACCAAGCGTATCCGCCTCTCCGCCCATGCCGCCTGCTACGTGAAGCCGCTGCCCGGCGATTCCGGCGCGGCGACGGCCAACGACATGCACCTGGCGGCGGGCGAAAGCGTCTATCTCGACGTCGACGGTCTGACGCACATCGCCGCGCTGGAGGACACGGCGGCGGCGAAGTACACGATTACCCCGCTCGACTGATGCTGCTGCCCTACGGTCCGTGGCTGCCCGATCAGCCCGACCTTGGCACCGCCACGCTGATCGCGAAGAACGTCATTGCCGCGACCTTCAATCCGCGCTCGGGTGCTGTCTCCTACAAGCAGTTTCGGTCCTTCGCGAACACCATCAGCGCACTTGCGCAGCGCGTTCAGGGCGCTATCGCGGTCAAGGCGGTCGGCGCCGGCGCGTACATCTATGCCGGCACGGCCTCGACGCTCCAGGAGCTGAGCCCCGGCGCAACATCGTTCACCGATCGGTCCAAGGTCGGCGGCTACAACTGCGCGGCCGATCATATCTGGGGCCGCGCGCGCTTCGGTAACGGCGTCTACTTCGCGAACATCGCCGACCCCATCCAGGTTGCCACCATCGGCGCTGGAACCGCCTTTGAGGATCTTTCGGCGGACGCGCCGAAGGCCCGATATCTGGCGACCGTCAACAACTTCCTCATGGCGGCCAATACCTGGGACCCGGATGACGGGTTCATGCAGAACCGCCTCTGGTGGCCCGCGATCAACAACCCGGCGAGCTGGCCCGAGATCGGCTCGGATGCCGCGGCGGCAGTTCAGTCGGACCGCCAGGATCTCCCGGACGGTGGCGCCATCTCCGGCATCGTGGGCGGCGAGACCGGCGTCACCGTGGTCTGCGAAAACAAGATCATCCGTGGCCTCTTCGGGTCGTCGCTGATCTTCGATTTCATCCCGGCGGAAGAAAACCGAGGCTCGCGCTATTCCGCTTCGATCATCGGCGATGGCCGGAACGTCTTCTATATCGGTGACGACGGCTTCTTCCGCTTCAACAGCGTGCAGTCGGAGCCGATCGGCACGCAGAAGGTCGATACCTGGTTCCTCGGCGACCTCGACAAGATCCACATCCCGCGCGTCTGCGCTGCGATCGATCCGGTCAACAAGCTGGTCATGTGGGCTTATCCCGGGACAGGGCACTCTCTCGGCAACCCGTCCAAGCTTGTTATCTACAATTGGGCGATCGACTGCTGGTCTTATGTCGATCTGCCCCTTGGCATCGAGTACCTGGTCGCCGGCCTTTCGCTCGGGTACACGCTCGACGGTCTCGATGTGCTCGGCTTCACCGTCGACAACTTCCCCTATTCCTTCGATGCGGACATTCTGAAGGGCGGCGAACCACTGCTGCTCGCCTTCGACACCTCGCACCGCATGGGCGCGTTCACCGGCTCGCCGATGCAGGCGACCATCACGACCGGCGAATACCAGCTGTCCGAAGGCCAGCGCTCGCTCGTCACCGCGGTGCGTCCGATGGTCTCGAATGTCGGCACGAGCCAGACCGTCACGCCGATCACACGCAATCGTCAAAGCGCCTCGACGACCACTGGCTCCGCGTCGACCGAGAACGCGGCCGGCGTGTGCCCGATGATGAGCGAGGCGCGATACCACCGGTTCCAGTCGGACATCGTCGGCGGCTTCGCGCATGCGCAGGGCGTCGAGCCAACTTTCTCCGGATCAGGAGACTTCTGATGGCGTTCCGAAGCCTGGGCGGCGACATCGTCGATCCGAGGAATCTGCCGGTGACGTTTCGCCGGATCATCGACGCGATCAACTCGCTCGGAATGGGCCGATCGAACGCGACCGGCACCGTGACGCTCGAGACAAACGCGACGACCACCGAAGTGACCGATCGGAACGCCGGCATCGATAGCGTGATCACACTGGCGCCGACGACGGCGAACGCGGCGGCAGCGCTCGGCACCACCTACACCTCCGCCTATGGCATCGGCCGGTTCACGCTGACCCACGCCAACAACGCGCAGACCGACCGCACCTTCCGCTATGCCATTCAGGGGTGAGCCATGATCCCAAGGACCGGCCTCCTCGGCGGGTCGCGCGACCGGCAGAAGAAGCGCCTCCAAGGCTTGCTTCAGGCGCCTGCCGTTACGCCGCCACCGGTGATCGACCCGGAAACCGGCCTGCCTTATCCGAGCGGCGAGGCCAACCTTGCCGACGAACGCGGCCGCGGCGGCGGCCAGCCTGTCGCTCGCGATCTCGGCGACTTCGCCTCTCGCGTGATGCAGGGGCTTGGCATGATGGGGCCTGTCGGCCTTGTCTCAGGTCTTGCGCTTAGCAGCGAGAATGCTCGCGCTGCCCAGGACGCCATCAATTCGATGAACGTTGCCGGCGGCGTGCTCAACCCCGAGCTGGCCGGGCGCAACAACGCCGGCCCGGCCGCTGGCGGCGGTGTCGACCTGAGCGGTGCAGGCATGGGCGGCCAGACGGCCGGCGGCTTCAGCGGAACCGGTGTCGAAGGCGTCGCCGGCTTCCTGCACAAGGGCGGCAAGGTGCCGAAGCGCGGATTGCTCGACGTCGACCCGCCCGGCCCGGACAACGTGTTGATCGGCGCCAAAACCGGTGAACGGGTGCTGACGCAGGCGCAATACAAGAGCCTGTCGAAAGCCGCGCGCGCTGAGATTGATGCGGCGCTGACGAAGGCCAAGCGGAAGTGAAGACTTCGCGCCGGGCGCTCGTTTCCGACGTCCACGGCCTCTCCCAGCTGATCAAGCCGATGCACGCCGAGATCGGCCTGGTCGCGCTCGACATTACCAAGACCATCGCCGGCATCGTCGAGACGATCGAAGAGGGCGGCGCCTTCCTGGTCGAAAATGGGTCCGGCGAGCCGGTCGGGTCGGTTGGGCTTCGTTCGGGCGTTCCCTGGTATTCGGCAGAGCCGATCCTCGGTGACGTCTGGTTCTTCATCCGACGGGACGCTCGCGCGCTCCCGCCCTTCCTGGCGCTGATCGCATCGGCCAAGGCCGAAGCGACGAAGCGCGGCCTTCCTCTCTTGCTCGGCAACCTCGGCGGCATCGATCACGAACGCAAGGCGGCGCTCTACAAGCGCGCCGGCTTCGCGCTCGCCGGCGGCCTCTTCCTCTGGAGGGCGTGACATGGGCTCTATGTGCGGTAGCGGGGGCGGTAGTACCCAGGTCTCGAAATCCGAGCCTTCGGATTACATCAAGCCCTATCTCGGCCCTGGTCTGGATGAGGCGAAGGCCCTCTTCGGCGAGGGTGCATCGACCTTCTTTCCGGGCTCGACCGTGGCGGGCTTTTCGCCGCAGACCGATCAGGCGCTGACCGCGCTCTACTCGCGCGGCATGGGCGGCTCGGCCGGACGGGCTGGCGCCCAGGGCGCCGTCGACATGTTCGCCGGCGGCGGCATGGGCGATTGGGGCACGGTCGGCGGCATGCGCGAGATGGCGAACGGCGTGAATTATGACGGCACGCCCGCGGCCAAGAACCTCGGCACGATGGCGACGGCCGGTCCCGGAACGGCGGACCGCCTTCTCGGCCGCATCGGCGACATCGCAACGTCCGGCGGCAACGTCGCGGGCCATTCCGGCTATCACCTCCGGGACATGGTGAAGGACGGCGGCAACGTCGGCGGCTTCACGGATTCGCGCATCGGCGATCTCTCGCGCTCAGGTCCAAACACCCTGGCGCAGTTCCGCGCAGATACCGACGACATCATCTCGGGCCAGGCCACCGGCGCGAACCCGGCGCTGGGCAACCTCGGCCTGGTCGCGTCGGGGTCCATGCTCAATTCCAACCCGATGCTGGACGCCACCTACGACCGGGCGGCGAACAAGGTCAAAAGCACCTTCCAGACCACAACCGCGCCGTCGATCGACACCATGGCGGCTGCGCGCGGGCGCTTCGGCTCGGGCATGCACGCCAACCGAATGGCGAATGCGCGCGGCGAGCTCGGCGACACGCTCTCCGGACTCGCCACCGACATCTATGGCGGCTCGCACGAGCGGGAGCGCGACCGCATGCTCTCTGCCGCCAACGCGCAGGGCGACCAATACCTCCGAGGCCTTGGGCTTCGCGCCTCGACTGCCGCGACCTCCGCTGGGCAGGGTACCGCGGATGCCTCCACCCGCATCGCCGCGACGGGCCAAGTGGCCGGCGACATGGCCGGCGACCAGTCGCGGAAGCTCGCGGCGGTTGGCCAGTTCTCCAATGACCTCGCGGGCGACACCTCTCGCCGGCTCCAGGCCGGCGGCCTTCTCCAGGGTGCCGAGCAGTCCGACGCCGCCCAGCAGATGCAAGCGACCGGCATTCAGCAGGGCGCCTATGAGGGTGCGCAGGACCGCAAGCTCCAGGCGGCCAAGGCGGCGAGCGATGCCTACCTCGCCAATCGCGGCCAGCAGCTCCAGGGCATGTCCATGTTGCCGACCTTCCAGGACATGGACTATCGCGACCTTGAGGCTGCGGC